GGTGTTTGTGCAGGTTCAACATTTTACATTGTAAATTCTCAAGGAAATACATTTGCAATGAATGTTATATTCCCTGCAGGATCTAATGTTTTCCCAATGCAAGTTTATTCAGTTTTAAGTCTTGCAGCTGGTCAAACAGGCATATATTTAAATTAACTATTTGCTAGCAAATTAGCAATGTGTTGTAAATGCCCCATTCCGTATTTCTTTGGAGCATTTTTTCTTATTCTGTCTGTATCCGCATCCATTTCTGCATGAAGAGTGTCAATAATTTCATCCCCTCTTCTTTCTAAATTTGCAGCTCTGGTAATTTCATTTGGTGACATATTACCAAAATTTTTAGCTGGTGGATAAACTTGTTGTTGGGACATTCCTTCTTGGTGTGCCCATGGGAAAGTTGGCATTCTTGATGGCGCCTCACCTCCCATATGCCAATCTTCAGCGTCTTGCTTTACATCTTCTGCGTTTGCAGAACCATCATTATTGAAGTCTTGGATTTTTAAATCTCTAATTTTACGATACATTCCTACATCTGCACCAGCACGTTGAAGAGATTGTTCAAATGGATTCATTTGTTGTTCAACCAATTTTGCCTCGGACAATAATTTGCTCTCTAAGGCGGCTTGATTTAATTGGTGAATCCAAGAATACTTATTAATTTTCTTTTGCATAAAAATATTTAGATTTGACTTTTTCTTGATGTGGGTTATAATATGTTCATGGAAGGAATACATGGTGCTGGAAAAGGCGATTCATATCGTCAAGTAAATTACGAAGTTTATTGTAAAAATTGGGATAAAATTTTTAATAAACCCAAGATCAAAAAGAAGAGAAACAAAAAGGTTGACAAACCAAAGAAATAACATATATTGTAAGTATGCCTAATTCAAAAACACGCATTGTTAATCGTAAACACAAAAAGCGTAAAGAGCGTATTGCTCGTCAACGCGCCGAGGCATTAATGAATGCCAAAGTTGGATCACTTCGCAAGCTTGACGCGATTGGCCAACTACCCATTTCTGTCAAGCAAACGAGATTGCCAAATGGCTAAAACTGATACTGTTATGACTATTGCTGAGGTTCGTAAAAAGTATGATTCCATCGATTGTTTTTTTACTTATTATGATGGTGAAAAATCTACTTTTGATTTTTATGGAACCGATGCATCTGGAAATGAAGTTCGTATTTCTCTTGGTGGTTGCTCTGCTTGGATTAAACACTTATCATTTGGTGTAAATGATCCACTAAATATTAGTAGTGCTCTTGAGCGCCATGTTCGTTACATTTCTGTTACCAACAATCGTGGCAAAGTTGTTTACGAACAATTTTTGGACACTAATTAAGGAAAATTATGAATAACTCCGATCACAATGATTTTAACAGTTGGCAAAATGATGATGAAAACGACATGCGTAATCCAAATAATTGGATTCCAAAAGGTGGTTTTTTTTATTATGGACCAATGAGCGATGATTTTAAAAAAATGTGGAATGAACAAAATAATCAAGATAATTTTATGGATTATCTAAAAGATTATCTTAATTTTTCTAATCCAATTGAAAAGTTAGAAAAAGCTGACAAAAATAAAAAGCAACCAAAAATTTCAAAAAATAAAACAACCATTTTTTCACAAGATGATTATCTAAAATTAATTGAAATTCGTGGCTATCTTGCGATCAACGAGCAATTTGCTCATGTAAAAGCACTAGATAAATTGCTCAGTCAAATTCAAATTATTCCAAAGGATTCAAAATGAGTGAATACATTCCAGGTTCTCCTTACAATGAAGGTTTTCAAGCTCGTATGAAAGGTGTTTCAAAAAATACCTGTAATGTTGAAAATCCTGTTTATCAACAAGAATGGTTAACTGGTTGGGAAGACGCCCATACTAAGATTATAGAAGAAGCCAGAAATAATAATGGTGGTTGTAGCAAACCGAAGTGCTGTAAAAACTTTATTCAAGATTAATTAAAGTTTACCACCACGTAACATTTTAGTATACATGTCATTTGTTCCAAACTTGATGCCAGTTAAACGGCTCATGGTTGGAACAAAACTTTTTTGAGCACTAGTTGGTATTATACCACCTTTCGGCATAATTCCTAATTGTGCTGATTTAGAGAGAGCTTTTTTTGTTCCACGTATATTTACTTCACCGGGATAAGCAAAAGATCCTGGTCTAGTGGAGCTTCCACTTTTATGATACATTTGTTCAACATATTTTCTGGTTAAAGGCAAATTTCCAGAATCTATATGACTTATACTTCCATCATCGTCGTGAAATGCTACGAAGCTATTTGATGTTTTTGCTACTTTAGGAAATTCTTTTGATGAAAATAAACCTTTTCCATCAATTTTATCTTTAAACTGCCATCTACCTCTACCGCTTTTCATATCAACATTTATATCTTTTGATATAAGAGAATCTTTAATTGTTAAATCATTAGGATTTGTTGATGCTACATGCGGGGCATTTATATTAAGTTCTCCCTTAGCGGTTTGTATTTTAAAATTTCCAGTTTTTTTTCCATCTGAATGGTGATTTATTAATAAATCAGAAAAAGTATTTTTAAAATTTGATACAGGCACAGATAATTCTTTTTGTGTATCTAATTCTGTAATTTTTATATTGTCTTCATCCGTTAATCCGTGACTGTTTACCATATGATTGGATAAAAAATTTCCAATACCTTTATATTGTGCTGTTCCAAATTTAGATTGGTTTAATTGCCCACGTTTTGCTTCAATTAATAAATCATTATATCCATCGACTATTTCTTCAGCCAAAGATTTTTTATTCGCTTTCGGCAACCAATAAATTTCACCAGTTTCTTCATCTTTTACAGCCATTCTTGCATTTGGATTTCTGTGCCCAAATCTTCTAAGATAATTTCCGGTTGGGGACTTGGGATAATATTTACTGGCTTTGAATAATTTAAACTCATTATTTGGAACATTAAACATTTCAACTGCAGCAATCATGTTTAAGGGTTCTGATCTAGTAAACATATCTCCCATTCGGGGGTCATAACCAGATACACCGCCTTTATTTGCCTCTGGTGCTTCTGCAGGAACTCCAAGAGCTCCAGCCCCTCCTCCTGTAGCCATATCTTCTAATAATTCAAGATAGCTAACTGTCCCTTCACTCTTTAAAAGAATTTCTGCTTCAACCAGCACATTAAATTCTTCGCCAGACAATCCATGCTGTTCTGCTTCTTCTGAAAATATTTGCATAGTTCCAATAAGATTGCTCAGTTTATAACGGGTCATTCCCGGAGGAAGTTGTTCAAATATTTTTTTAAGTTTTATGATAAAATATTCAAAGGGATCAATATTACTTTCACTGGTCTTTATGTTGCCACTTTCATCGATTGCACCATTTCGATAGGCATCTAAAGATGTATATGGATCTGCAATTGCATTTGCAAACTTGTAAAAATAAAATGATGGAATAAATTGTAATCTGCCCATTTAAAATATTTAGTCTGCTGGGCTGTTTAACTTTCTATCTACTCTGGGATCAGTATTTATTTTATTGTATGGGGCCTCTGGCATATTCCCCACGTTAAATTCTAAATGGACTAAAAATGATTTTAAATAAGAATGCAACTTTGGTTCAAGTTTAAAAAATAAAATGCGAGCGCAATTTTGCTCGCCAAAAACATTTTTAAGTATTATTATGTGATTTAAAATTAACCGTTCTCGTATAGACTTTAAAGTTTTATACTTATGAATTTTTTGAATAAGTCTTTTAACGTACTTAATTCTTTTTAAATCATCTACGAATTCATTTCTACCACTGCACTCTGGATTAAAATATTTTTCTTGACAGAAAACACTAAAATTATCTTCTGTCAGTGGCAAAAATTGATGTTTTTTATTTTTATCAGTGGGCACAACCACAGTCGGATTCCACATTATCAGGAATAATCACCATTTGAACCCTACGTAAATGATTTGGTTGTTTTACTACATTTACTGACAATACAAGACCGTGGCCTAACTTTTCAGTAATCCCATCTTGAGAAAATCCAACCTCGTCAACATTTTGATATGGGGTCATTCCATAAACACCAATGTATGGGCTTCCATATTGATACAATTTAATTTTTGTTTCACCATCTGGCAAAGAGTTTGTTTGTTGGAAATCAAAACCAAAGTGATTTAACTTTTGTTTTACAATGTTGAGAATTGCATCTGGATCAACAAAATCTTTTTGTCCCATTTGGTATAGCAAAGCATTGATTGCGTCTAAAGATCTAGGAAGCTTAATATTAAAAGTTCCTTTATCTGTTAGTGCGCTTGGAAGCTTTGGTGCAGAAGGATCACCGATGAATAAACCTCCACCGAAGGTCTGTTCACCAGAATTCTCATAAATTGGTCCAGTAATTTTTAAAAGTTCTTTAAATTTCATGGTCTAGTATATTTAGCGATTTTTATTTATTAAACCGTATAAGTTTGGGTTATATTCTTTTTTTGCAATATCTTGTATGATATTATCAGCAATATTTTCCGATAGTGATTTCCACTTACCGCCTTTGCCTTTATAGCATTTTGCGGCCCATGCATTTGCATATGCTGATGGATATACATCAAATTTTTTCTTTGCTTGTGCAATGCAAGAAGACCACTTTTTAGGGTTCTTTGGTTTGTTTTTAGCTTCTTCTAAGCAATGTAGATCTTCTTTTAACATAGCAGAAACTGGTTTAGCACTCCAGGTTTTGCAAGCCCAATACCTTGCTTTCCACCTTGGGCCTGGATTATCACAGTTATGCCTTGCTCTAAAGTTTTTGCGGCGAGCTGGATCGTCTCGTTTGATTTCCATGTTGGGATCGCCAAAGTTTACTTTTACAACATTTCCTTTATCGTTTCTTACGTAAACCTTGTACTTCTTAACATCGCCTCTCATTATCTTGTTGAGTTTAACATTGCCCTTTTCGCTTTCATGTATTTCAATTTTTTCACCAAATTCATTGAAGGCACTGTCTTCGACATTATCA